CGGATGCAAATAAACCAATATCAACGGCAACGCAAACGGCGTTGAATTTAAAGGTAAACATAAGCGACACCGCTTCCATGCTTACGCCTTACTTTCGAAAAGCGGACACAACTTTATTAAATCTTACTTCCAGATTTGGAACAAAATTAAATTTATCGGACACATCAAATATGTTAGTGCCATACCTTCGGAAGGCTGATACAACTTTAATGTTATCCAAATATTTAAGGAGAGCTGACACATCATTATTAAATTTAACTTCCAGATTTGCGGCTAAATTAAATATAAGCGACACGGCTTCGATGCTTACACCTTACTTTCGAGATGCTGACACATCTCAATTAAACCTCACATCAAGATTTGCGGCAAAGCAAAACACATTAAGCGGCACTGGCTTTGTCAAAGCAAGTAGCACAAGTATATCGTATGATAATTCAACTTATTTAACAACAGGTACAGCGGCATCAACTTATTTGCCATTGACAGGGGGAACATTGACAGGCGATTTATACGCAAAGTATTTAAACACATTTGCAAAAACAACTTACATTCCTTTTGATGTTGGAATAGGCGAAAATTTAACCAATATTTCATCTGCTTTTCGAGGTGGAACAATAATGGTTTTTCCTGATTCAAATTTAATTGGAAGCTCAGCAAATGTTTTTTTAGCTAATAAATTATTTGCAGGCGAATATTCTACTTTTGGAAGCGGAATGAGAAATTATGCACATCAAGGCGGAGATATTAGATATAATTCACTTGCTTTATATACTTCAGGTTCTGGTTCAAAAAATACAAATAGGCTTTACATTAATTACAATGGAGATATTGGTATTAATGATGATACACCCTCATATAAACTTGATGTAAACGGCACACTTGGCGTAACAGGCGCAGCCACATTGTCAAGCACACTTGCGGTAACTGGTGATATAACCGAAAATGGTAACAATGTTTTAACGAGTGCCGATACAACTTCAATGCTTATGCCTTATTTGAGAAAGGCTGACACGACAAGTATGTTATTACCTTACTTTCGAGATGCTGATACAACTTCTTTAAACTTAACTTCCAGATTTGCGGCTAAATTAAATTTAGCAGATACTATAAAATTAACAACATTTGGCACAAGTAACGCCGCAACATTAATAAATAAAACTTTAAATATTCCAAATTACAAAACATTATCGGTTACTGACCCATTGCAAGATTACTTAGTAAAATTTAGTGATAATATTGGAAATGGAATACAAAGAAGTAATATATCAGAAAGTGGTACAACTGTTAATATGTCAAGTAGCGATGTTAGGTTAGGTGCAATAAAAAACAACGGTACATTTTCAAGTCCAATTACAATATCCACAAATTGCGGTTCTTCAGGATCGCCAAATTTAATCGGAACAAGCACTGGCAATTATGTAAATAACTGTTCATCTGGCACTGCTTATATTTTGCTTCCTGACCCAGCGGACGTATCTGGCTTTACAGTTGGAAGGATTTTAACAATTACAAATTTGAGGTCAGACCAAAGCATTGTTTTAAATACAAGTGGCTCTTATTCAAATGCAAGACCATTAGGAATAAACAGTGCGGCTGAATCTTCTATTGCTGCCAAGCGATGGATAACCGTACAAAGCAACGGCACAAATTGGTATATTATTTCAACAGGAAGCGCATTGTAAATAACAAAAAAATAAACATGAAACAACTTCTTTCCCTTTTCCTTTTCCTTTTGCCTTGCCTTGCATGGGCACAGTACCCGGGCAATGCAGGACAAAAGATAACACTTGGTGAACAAACGACGGCAGATGGGCTGGTGTATCGGGGCTTAGCGGCTGATACCACGCGCAAGCCTTCCGTGGATACCATGGCGTATATTTTACTTGATACAAATACGAATATCATTTGGCAATATAAAAAGGCGGTTAACAATGCTTGGACAAGAATTAATCTTAGACAATCTGATACAACTTCTTTTAATTACGTTAATACGTATGGAGCGCAAACAGTAAATGGTACTAAGACATTTAATAACAGACTTATTTCTACTAATGCAATGCACTTTGTTGACACGGCTTTATCAATTGTTAGCTTTGCCAAAAAAACAGTGCAGCCGAGTGGCATGGTAGGCGGTGGAACTGGGGTGCTTAGTACAAAAACAGATTATACAACAGGAACATCTCCATTTTCTCTAACCGTTGACCCAACAGGAAGATTTGTTTATGTGGCAAATCAAACTACTAACAATGTATCCATGTTTGTTATAAATCAAACAAATGGTACATTAAGTACAAAAACAGATTTTACGACAGGAACAGACCCTCGTAGCGTAAGTGTTGACCCAACAGGTAGATTTGTTTATGTTGCAAATCGTATTAGTAATACTGTATCCATGTTTGTTATAAATCAATCGGATGGTACTTTAAGCGCAAAAACAGATTATAACACAGGAACAGAACCATTTTCCGTAAACGTTGACCCAACAGGAAGATTTGTTTATGTTGCAAATCGTATTAGTAATACTGTATCCATGTTTGTTATAAATCAAACAAATGGTACATTAAGTACAAAAACAGATTTTACGACAGGAACAGACCCTCGTAGCGTAAGTGTTGACCCAACAGGTAGATTTGTTTATGTTGCAAATCGTATTAGTAATACTGTATCCATGTTTGTTATAAATCAATCGAATGGTACTTTAAGCGCAAAAACAGATTATAACACAAATACAGACCCACGTTACTTAACTGTTGACCCAACAGGAAGATTTGTTTATGTAGTAAACATTAATCCAAGTACTGTATCCATGTATGTTATAAATCAAACTGATGGTACATTAAGTACAAAAACAGATTTTACAACAGGAGCATCTCCAATTTCCGTAAACGTTGACCCAACAGGAAGATTTGTTTATGTTGCAAATAATGGTTCAAATACTGTATCAATGTTTGTTATAAATCAAACTAATGGTACATTAAACACAAAAACAGATTTTACAACAGGAACACAACCACATAGTGTAAATGTTGACCCAACAGGTAGATTTGTTTATGTTGCAAATAATGTTAGTAATAATGTATCTCAATATTTTATGCAATCTTTTAGCGCAGGCGGTGCCTACATTGCAGGCCGTTTATCTGTTGGTGTGGATTCAGCTCAAACAAATTACAGGGTAAATATTGGCACAACTTTTAAACAAGACAGCCTCTTTGTCGGTGGCAGAGTTACAGCAGTTGGTTACACAACAAGGTCAGACATTGACGCAAAGGAAAATATAACTCCTATAAATTATGGCATAAACGAGGTTATGCAATTTGAACCAGTTGCATATAACTATTTAAACGAAGAAAATAAATCACTTGGTTTTATTGCTCAAGACATTGGGCTTATTATTCCCGAAGCCATTTCGTGGGAAACACCTTTCTCCGTTTATTATCAATATTTAATCCCTATTTTAACAAAAGCTATTCAGGAGCAACAAGGTTTTATAAAATCATTGCAACAAAGATTATTAATTCTTGAAAACAAATAACATGAAAAAAATACTTTTCTTTATTTTTCTTCCTTTGTTTGCCTATTCGCAAGAAGTTATAACCGACACGGTTTACATTGAAAAGCAAGGCAATTTATATTATATTGTTAGTATTACTACTTTTAGTGATAGCACAGGAAATATAAATAAACAATTACTTGGTGATTCTTTACAAGCATTGCAGACATTTGTTTATGATGCTGAAAAGCAGGTCAATGCCATTGCTATTTATGCAGCCAAAATAATAACAGGCGGCAAGTACAAAAAAAGAGTGCAATATTTTAGCAACCTTCACCAACAGGTAAGCGGTAAAAGTATTTATGTTTCAACGGCTAAACGAGATTCTATAAACATGGTTGGAAATTGGACATTGGTATTTAATGGGGAAAATATTCTGGGTGAAATACAGTTAAACAATGCCAACAGATTTATTTTTAATCCTGATAACGGCAAGGTGTATTCCATTTCAACAAACCTATTACTCTCCACATTTACCAACCAAATTTCATTTGCCTTTAACGGTGTGCGCTATGATTTATACAAGTTTGCAAATGGTAAATTTGCAACCGTGGATAATGATGTTAGGCTAATAAAAAAGGAATAATGAAAACAACCTTAATAAACTTTTTGCACCTTGGATGGGAAAAGATAACATACGCGATTTGTTGCGGCTGGATATTTTCCTTCTTCATACCGATTAAAGGATTCTTGATTTTCACGGTTTTCGTTGTTTTCGCTGACATGGCAACGGGTATCATTGCGGCAAAGAAGGAAGGGCAAAAGATAAATAGCAAAGGACTTTACCGCACAATAGAAAAAATAGTGGTGTATTTTTGTGCCATTCTTATATTCGAGGGTGCAAGGAATACGTTTTCCCTGCCATTCAATATAACATATATGGCAGCGTTTTTAATCGCAACGGTGGAATTGTATTCTATTTCTGAAAATATCAAACGCATCACAGGTGTAAACTTGGGCGTATTAATAACTCGTTTTTTTAATCGTTAAAATAATAATCATGCAGACTAATTTAAAAGAGGCATTGAAAAATGCAGATGGAATAAAGTCACCGATGGGTGACGTGGCTTGTTACTCGATGAACTTTGCTGAGCTTGCAAGTGAAATAAATGTACACTTGGAAGGTAACAAAGTGAAATTCACTTGGCGCGAATACGTTCAACTTGCTCAAATAATTTGGGATAAGATTAAAGAAACAAGCCGCGAGTGCGCTGGCAAAGAAATTGAGGTGAAAGTTCCACCAAAATTATCTTTGATAACGGCAGCTTTTGCCCTTATCGGATTCAAGTTATAGGCGCAGCAAGAATCGCTACCTTATGCGTTTTACGGGGCGGTGCATTGACTTGCATCGCCCTTAAAAATATCAAAATATGAAAGCATCTAAATTTTGTATATTCATCGACGCAGGTCATGGAGGAATTGACGCAAAGAAAAAATTACCTTACAATTATACCACGTATCCTTCCAAGTGCGCTCAGCATAACAATGCAAAGTTCCACGGTTACGGGTGGTTCTTTGAAGGCGTGTTCA